ATTGCTATTTCCTCCGTTGCTGCATCTTTCGGATGATTTGATCTGCGCGATCAAACACCGCCTTATCTTCCGCAGCAATTTCTGGGCGCGGATACAACGAACTTTCTGGTTTATAACTTGGCGGCGACCAATTTAACGGGAATTTATCACCGTAAGTTGAATCGTATTTGTTGATAATGCGTTGTTCCAAATCGCTTAATTGCTTGTCGGCGTTTTCCAACGCAAGCCGCATTGCGCGAGCATCTTTAGTTCCCCTAATTGCGCCAATCGCAGTTTCAAAACGCGGCCATTCTTGCTCGGTAATACTGCCGGGCGCAAAACCTTCTGATCGGCTTTGTTTTAATGCCTCAACGCTTGACCGCTCTCGCAAAGTATCAAACAGCGACTGCGCTGACGTTGCAGAACCTCGGATATTCGGCGTAAGCGTTTGGGTTGGGCCAAAAATGTAATCAGTACCGCCGTGTTGCTGCAAATCTTGGATAAAGTTTCGCATCATTGACACTTGACCAAGCGCCGCTTGCGCCGCTCCTTGATCAACGGGCTGTCTAGCAACTAAATTGCCGTACTCTTTTGGAGACACGCGTTCAATAGCCGGTTTTTGGGTTGGCGCAACTGGCCTTCCGCTTGCCGTGGTCGCGCTTCCGCTGTACTGCAACCCTCTGCCGGGGGCAAACTCGCCGGTTTCTAATGCCGCGCCGTAACTAATCCCGCTAGGAGGTGCCATGCCGCCACTACCCGTGGGGGCGGTTGGCGCTTGCGGAGCAGGGCGAACATTTAAGTTTTGCAGGTTTTGCGGAAGCGGAGCCATCAACTGCTCCAAGGTTGGAGCGGCTGGCACCATTCCCTGTTGATCAATCGGAATGTTAGTCAGTCCTAACGAACGGTTTATGTTTGAGTTTGCGACATCTAGCCTCATTTGGGCTATTTGATCTGGGGTAAATACTGGCTTGCCGTCATCAAGCCTTCTTAACAAAGTGTAATCAGGCGCTCCCTTTGCCACGCTTTGATCAAACGCTTTTCGGCTATCTTCAGTAGCAGAACTTATTAAAGCTAATGGGTCTATTTGTCCGTAAACCGATTTAGCCTTTGGCGTTTCTAACATTTGAGCAAGACGCTCTGCCATAATTGGGCGATCTTTCAGCGCCGCAGCGCCAAGCCCGGTTGAAGCCATGTTCAGCACTTCTTCCGGTGCGCGGCGATACTGCGATTGACGCGTAACCTCTTCTGGCTCTTTAAGCATTAACGCTAAACGCTCTGCCATAATTGGGCGATACTCGGTCTGTTCGGGAACGGGGGCAGCGCGACCCACAAACGGCGTGGCCTGCATACGCTGGGTGTACTGATCCAGCGTTTCCTCGGGACGCTTCGCCATCTGCTGCTCAAGTTGCGCGTCAGGCTGGTAGGTATACCCGCCCTGCATACGGCCAAGCATGCGCTGGGCGTAATCAGCCTCCATGCCCTTGGCTTCTTCAGCGGCCTCACGCGCTTTGCGAGTTTCGCGGCCAGTCAGATAACCCTGCAACGCTTTTACAAGCGGCGCGGCCTTCGGGATCGGCGCTGCGTTGCCTTCCATCGGCTCGTACTGCTGCTGTGCGAGGGCTTCAGCCAATGCAGCACGGCGACGGGCCTCTTCTACTTGACGCTCGTACTCGCTTGGTGCGCGAAAGGTCGGGACATATCGTACTGTTTTAGCCATTCTCAAAGTCCCCTCTGTAAGAACCTCCCTGCGGCGTCGTCATACCGGCGGGAGAGGGCATACGCGGGCGCATCGGGCGTCCACCGATTTGCGGAGACATACCTTGCGAGCGACCCATGCCGCCCATCATGCCGGGGGTGCCGGTCATGCCGGGTTGCATGGTCGTCTGCGGCCCGTTGAAGTCCATGTTCTGCGGAGGCACACCGGGAGCGGCGTTGGCCGTGGGCTGACCGTAGGCAAGGCCGGGAACCTGACGCATCGCCATGTCGCGCTGGCCTGCGGGAGCGGATAGGGAGCTATTGCGCTCCTGCATCGCCATCATTTGTGCCAACTGTTGCGGTCGGCGGTCTGGACGAAATCCGTTCATGCGTTAGCCCTCAAAGTAACCCGTAATTGACCATCTTGTAGCCGCTTGGGTGAGCGACGATAGCTTGTGGCAACACGCTTTCCACTTCGTCGGCCATGACGCCGCGTTGACGTTCGCCAAAAATGTCGTATTCGTATACGCCTATGCCGAGCGGGTGAGTGCCAACGCGAACGATGTTGGATTTTAGCCGACGATCCGAGAAAAGCGCCGCAAAGCTGCCAGCATTGCCTGCCGCAGTTGCCAACGACCCACCTAATTGACCAAAAAGCCCCATATTTGCGTTGTACCCGGCAACTTGGTTTTGATAATTGCGCTGTGCAAAGTCGCCTTGCGCCTGACCCGCTTGGAAGATTGGCGCAGGAGCAACGGTGACGCCGCTGTAACCTTGGAACTGCGGGATAGCAACCTGACCGCCTGCCAACAATGCGCTAATCTCGTTGATCGGCATGGATCGCATTGCTGCCTGCTGTGCAAGCGCCTGTTGGATAGCGGTGTTGCGAAACTGCTGCTGCGCGATGCCTTGCTGGAACGCTTGTTGTTGTGCGGCGTTCTGGAACGCAGCCCGTTGTGCGCCGATGTCAAAACCTTGCCCGATAGCGGCATTACGCTGGTCTTGTTGCGCCATGAGTTGATTAAAGGCTTGCGATTGCGCTTGGTTCTGCGCTGCCTGCCGCGCCAACTCTTGCTGCATCGCTTGTTGCTGCGCTTGGTTGTAGAACTGCGCGGCTTCTTGCGACTGACCGGCCTGTTGAGCCTGACGGGCAAGGTTGGCTTGTTGTGCGGCAAGTTGCTGCTGGAAGTTCTGCCCTGCCGCAGCGTTCTGCAATTCCTGCACGTTGACGCCTTGACCAAAAACCTGCTGCAACGCTTGGTTGGTCGCTTGGTTTGCAGCAAGTTGGCGCTCGTAGTTTTGCGCGATGGCTTGGTTTTGCAGTTCTTGAGCCTGCTGCCCCATGCCAAACTGCGCCATCAACGCCTCTCGGTTGAATTGACCCGTGCCGAGTGCTTGCTGATATGCCTGTTGCTGCGCCTGATTTTGCGCCTGCTGTGCCGCAAGGGCTTGGTCAAAATTCTGACCAATGGCCTGGTTGGCGGCTTGCTGCGCTTGCTGTTGACTGCCAAACGACGCCAGTTGCGCTTCTCGGCCAAACTCACCCGCTTGCAGACGCTGCTGGAATGCCTGCTGTTGGGCTTGGTTTTGCGCGGTTTGCGTGGCGAGCGACTGTTGAAGGTTTTGCCCCAATCCGGTGTTATACAGACCGGCTTGCTCCATGCCCGCACCAAAGCCCGAGAGAGCGGCTTGGTTGGCGAACATAGCGCGAGATTGCTGTTCGTTAAACGCTTGCTGACGCGCTGCTTGGTCAAGGCTGATGCCCTGCGCGGCGGCTTGCAACAGAAGGTCGTTTTCCTTCTGCATTTGTGCGGCCATTGCGGAGTTATACGCCTCACCACCCGGTCGCAAACCTTGGTTGATAAGTTGCGTTTGCAGCGATTGGCGCTCACCTTGCAGCTGCGGCGACAGGCGGGACAGGATCGCTTGCTGCGCCGTCATGCCCGCGTTGACCGGCCCTTGCGGCAGGTTGCCGATGTCAATTTCGCGTTGCAGTTCTGGCCCTTGGACAAACTGCTGCGCGTAACCAAACTGGCCTTGCTGCGGGCCACCGGCCACACCGCCTAAACCTGACAGGTCAAGCCCTTGCAGATTCAGCCCTTGCGGGCCTGCGCCGGCTAGGCCAAACATTCCGGCAAAAAACGGTAATTGCGAAACTTGGTTTACGCCCGAGAGGTCTGCGCCCTGCAACTGCGGTGCGGCAGGGCCACCACGCGCCAAGCCATACATCTCGGCCTGTGCAGGCAACTGCGCGCCCTGCACGGCAACATTGGCTTGCGCCATCTGCCCCGGCCCAACTTGATCTGGCAGCCGCTCCATACCGTACTGGCCGGTCGGTGCGTAGGCGGCCGTCGGTGCGCCTGCGATACCGCCCGTCGCGGCTTGCTGCGGGGTATATCCAACCGCTTCGGCAGGCCCGGCAAGTTCACGTTGCTGCGGCCCTGCGTACCCAATGGTGTAATCAATGTTAGGCAGGCTGCCCGTATCAAACGGCCTCGCAACCGATAGGTCTTTGATGCCATACGCAGCGTTTTTGGCTGCTAAATTTAACCAGTAATCAGCAGCTTGTTCTTGTTCAAACGCCATCTGACCCAAATCGGTCAGTTTTTGCGTAATGGTCGGCTGCTCAATAAACGTGGTAAACGCCGCTTCGTTCGGCGCTTCACCTGCCATTTCGGGATTCGTGAACAGCCGCTGTTGGTAGGCTTCCATCGCCTTGTTGTAGGCGTCTTTATCTACCGTCGGCGTTTTTTGCCAAGTCACCGTCTGCGACCCGGTGGGGCCGTAGATGTTGGGATTGGACATATAAGCCGATTGCTTGGCGGCGGCCAAGTTTTCGGCTCCTTGCTGCCGCGCTAACGCGGCGTAATCAGGTGCTGGCGGTGGTGCTGGCGATTTTTTGCCCATACCTCGGCTCCAAGAAACGACACTTGTCAGGTGTTTGCGTCATAAAAACAATGTCTCCGTCGGGTGCGCCATCCTTAATGCGCGCTTCCTCGGAAAACCCCATTTTCGTGACCAGTTTCAGCGCGCGGGTATGCTTGCTGGAAATCGGCCCTATTATCTTATCAACATTACAGACGTTATAGGGATAATCGTACACAGCGGCTAGGTAAGCCGGTGTGATTTGATCCCAAGTGATGTGACAAACGACCGATCTGCCGTTCCACATCTCATAAACCGTACCGGCGACAAGCTCACCGTCTTTCTCAAGGCCGATGGCGACAGAACGGTCAGCGTGATAGCCGCCGTCCGTACGCGACATGACCCAATGGCCCACATGGGGGCCGTTTACGATGCGCCAGCCCATCCGAGTTGATACACAACGTCCGTTGATGCCCATTCCAAGGAGACGTTCTTGCTGGCGCTGTTGAAAACCAACCCGCCGCAGTAACCGATGCCTTGGATACCTACAAAATTGTTCGTGATGATGAGGTCAGAACCCCATACCGCCTGATTCCATAGCCCAACGCCCCACAACCCGTATTGCGTTGTCACGAACGACAGCGCACCGAGGTCGGCGTTGGTCTGAAAGTCCACGTTCATGCCGATATTGATGGTCGGCTGGCCGTTGCTATAAATAGTCGGGCGGCCACGGGTGAAATACTTAATGACGCCTCGCGTCTCAAAGTAGTTAAACGCTTGCAGCGCCTGTGTGCTGATAGCAACGCCGTCGTCGTTATAACCCGCTGCGCCTGATCCGGTTGTCCAGCACTCGGCAACGTAGCCGTCACCGCCGAAATACGGCTTGTCTGTAAGAATGGCAAAGCAGTTGGCGTTCCAGCCCGTGAACCGACACCACGCTTTTGTGATGTTGTTCATTACAAACTGCTCTTGGCCGCCCGTGCTCGGCGGTACGTTAACGATCAGCGCGTTGTTGGAGGCGTTGTACAGCAACCCCCAACCAAAATTAGACTTATATTGTCGTGCCGCAGCCGCAAATGCGCCTTGAATCTTGTCTGACAGCGCCACTTGCGGGTCTAAACGAGACGATTGCAGCGCCGACGCCATTGGGATCAAGCCATCTAGCGTCAAAACGAGCAAATCACCGCCGTATTTCTGCAAGCAACGGCGAGAAATCGGCGCACCGATAATCCACACGCCGATCAGCGCCCATGTAGAGGCGCTAGAGGGGTCGGTTCCGCGATAAACGATGACCTCGCCTTGATCGGTGACAAAAACAAGGTTGTCATCCACACCGTAACCCGCGTCAATCGTCCATGACGCCATTGCGACGAGGTTGCCACCCAAGTGCGCGACAGAAGATAGGTCAAGGACGTTTGCCGCACCGCCGATAGAAGCGGTCGGCAAGTACCACGCCTTAAGCGTGTTCTTTTGGATAAACCACATCCTGTTTTTGAACAGGGTGGGTTGGATTAGGTCGGTTGTTGTGACGCCTGTGATAGCAGGGCTAGACACACCGTCAATGGCTGTCCAAGTGGTTCCGTCAAACAAGCGCGGCTTGTCCACACCGTTTGCGGCGTAGAGAT